CCACATCTCAATGTCGATGAAGCTGTCGTCGAGCAGGGTCTGGCTGGCACGCGGGCGGGCCTCCAACTCGTGGGCGACGATCTGGCGCTTACCAAGCTGAGCAGTGCCGGTGTTGGCGTTGGTCTCCAGCTCGGCCACCCAGTTAGCGGTGAACTCGTTGGGGTCCTCCAGCAGATCCAGAGCGGAACTTGAGATAGTCTCCACAGTGGCCAGTTGGCGCAGCGGGGTTGACTCGTACATGCGCTGGATAATGCGGTTGCTCATATCCGGGGTAACGGTGTAGCCCCCATCCGGGTCAGAGCCGATGCTCAGCGCCTTCATCTGGTCAGGTGACAGTACACGGTCATCTTTACGCAGCGCCATGACGAGGGCTTCCTCGTACGCCTTGAAGGAAGACATGTCAATGTCGCTATCCTTGATGCGAGTACCGGCTGGGATCTCACCGCGGCGGGTCTTCACCATCTGGAAGAACTTGCGGGCATGCTCCACTTCGCTCTTGTCCTCGGTCATACCGAGAGCGGAACGCTTGGAGGCGATCTCCACTTGGTCCATCCGCTCGTCCAGCGCTTTCTGCTGGTCGATGATGGTGGCGGACATCTTATCCAGCTTCTCTTGGGTGATGGCGTCGGCCTGGGAACCCTTCAGTGCGTCCATCTCCTTACGTAGCTCTTCGTAGGTGGAGTTCAGGTTTTCGTGGGCTTCCTTGACGGCTTTGGTAGTCGCCAGGATCTCATCCACTTGATCGGTCAAAATAGCCATTGGCTAGTCCTCACTTGGGTTGGGGGTTGAGTGATTGCAGCAGGGCCATCGCTTCTTTCAGCTTTGCCTCTGCTTCATGGTTTTCCTCAGCCTCAGTCCGAGGATCAATCTGGGAGGAGACATCCTCCGCTTGCTTCTTCGAGAAACCCAGCTCAGTCAGGGTTTGTTTAAAACTTACCGGGCCGTCACACGCTGCTAGCATGGCGACGCCGTAACTTTTCAGTGCATCCCCCATGTCTATCATCTTGAACGGTGATTCGAGGTCCATCTTGCTGTAGTAGCGCTCCAAGTGGCTTTGTGCGCGGGCCTTGGCCTCATCCGGGATGTCCACCCCACCGCGTGCGCCCATGAGCACACCGGCCGCGGCGAAGATGCCACGGGGGATGGCCATGAGCTCCCCACTTACCACATCAGCAATGCCCAGCTTATAGCTGGTAACCGCTTCCGGGTTGTCACTGTCGAACCACAGGAACCCCTGTCGATACTTGGACCAATCCATGTCCTCGATGTTGGATGCCCCACCAGCCCATTGCCGGACGCGCTTCTCAGCGGTCGCACTATCCCAGGCCCGGCCACGGTCGGCCAGGGGGAGGTCTTGATAAGGTACCGCGCTCTTCACGCGCTGGATCTTGGCCTTGGGGTTAGCCGGGAAGGTAACGATAGAGCACTCCCACAGGTCGGCCTCCTTGATAACGCGGACGCGCTTCTTCTCGTCAATCTCATAGCCATCGCGGGGGATAGCAAAGCCAATAGACATAGAGCTGAGTGCGCCGGCCTTCATCAAGGCATAGGCTTTATCGGCCAGTGGTACGTTCTGGTTGATAAGCAGGCGGCCCTTCACCTTCAAGCCGCGGCTGTCCTCGGTCATCTCCTCCCACACACCGATAGGCTCGCGGGGGTCGTGTTGCCACAGGAGTTTGATGTCACCTATCTTGCGGCGTGACAGGGACTTGGAGAAGGCGCCGGGAGCGATAACGTCGCGGTCAGAGTCCATGTTGCCGAAGGTCGAACCGTAACCGGTGAATGTGCCGTCGGCCGAGACTTCCTTGACCTCGAAGCCTACGTCCATTTCCTCATCCCACAGGGTATCCGCAGCGGATGGGTTGGTGTGCTTGGTGTTCAGGAGTAGGCCGCGACCATCGGCGCGCTGCCCGTAGCAAGTATCACCCATGTTCATGTCCTCATGTCGTGGGCGCGGAATCATATGATTGGCCCATTATAAATTCTATAGTGGTATAAGTAAACACTATAGCTACTCGAGTTCTATACGTACGTGCCCGTAGAGCGTCTCTGTCACAACCTCGTCCTTGGCATCATTCAGATAGAAGTCACCGTTGGCATCCCGGGCATAGCACAGGACCTCACCGCGCTCCTCGTCTGCGGTAATACAGTTGTCGAGCAGTACCCCGTTAAGGTAGGGCTTCGCTGTATACGCCCTGTGCGAATATCCCGGGTCATCCCTGCGGATGCTCATTCTCATTGGTCACACCTCGTGATACAGGACGGTGCACCGGCACCGAATAGTCTCTTTCGCCGGGGCGTCCGGGTCCCCTGGTCGCTTCATCTGGTACCCGCCCACGGTGAATGTCTCGTTCATCCCCACCCGCTGGCCATCGGCTTCGCTGTGCGTGGGCCGCGTGCGGCTGTCCTCGGTCGCCAGCCACTCCTTCTCCAGGCGCAGGCCCGTATCCTCTGCCGTCACGTCGCTGGCGAAGGTAGCAGCGTTGTGGGTCTCAGTGATAGCGATGGCGTCCGCCCGAAGGCGGGACACGGCGCCGCCGGCAGTGTTCACGATGCGCTTAGCTATGGTGGTGGGGGTGTCGCCTTCCTTGACCCCTTCTACAATGGCTTCACGCACAAGGGTCTCGGTGGTGTCGGCTATCAGTGCGGAGCGTGTGACAGCGTTCTCCTGCACGTAGTCCAGCATGCTGCGCTCGAACTGCGACTCCGCGTCCTTACGTGCCTCGACTTCCCCTGTCAGGTCCTCCAGCGTCAAGCTGCGGAAGCGTTCCCCGGCGGTCAAGTAATTTGCAGTGAGCAGCTTACGCATCTCCTCGCGTTGGCCTTCAAAGGCGATGCCCACCCCGCGCTCCCCCTGCTCCTTGTAGGCAGTAGCCGCGGCTCTCACATAGCGGTCTAGCGTGGCTGCGTAACGGCGGCGGAAATTGCGCTCGATACCCAACTGGGTACGCAGGCGCACGGCAAGGTAGCGGCGGCGGTCTACGCGCTGCTTCTTTGCTGTGGTGCTGCCCTTCCCCAGCTGGGAGGCGCACACGGCATATCGCTGGCGGGCGTCTGGGAAGTCAGACACCATGACGTCATTGCCCATGCAGCGCTCAATGAAGTGCGCACGCCCCTCACCACTGCGCGGCTTAGGTATCGGCACAGGCTACCTCCACGGACATGGCGCGCAGGGTCCAGTATTCCAAGCGCTCCCAATCCGGTTCCCTACGGGTAAGCCAGGCCAACGTCAGCACGCCCGGTAGGTACAGGTATCGGTACCACCAGGCGATGCGGATGGTCATGCGCAGGGTACTACCGGCCATCGTAGTCCAGGCTCATCACGCGGGTGATAAACTCCTCGCTGCAGCCGATGGATTTAAGCTCGGCCTCAAGCGCCTCCGTGTCCTTAGCGGCACTATCGTCCACGAACCCAATCGGGAGCAGGGTGGCAGGGGCGAGTACTTGATCGCCCCCCTTCACAGGGGCGTAGCCAACCGCCTCGCGCTTCTCGTTAATCGTCAGGAAGTCCGCACCCTGCACCTTGTCCCATACCCGCTCCCGGCGTGGGCTCAGGGCACTGATGGAGTCCTCATCGATGGACAGGCGCAGGGATTCGTCGAACTTCGGCACCAGCCAGTTGTTCAGCTCGTCGCGTAGCTTGTACAGCCACGGGAGGACGTTCTGCTCCCACAGAGCCATCCGCGCTTCCTGCATGTTGGAGTAGGTGTTGTCGCCGGGGATGCCCAGCAGCATCGGGGGTACACCAAAAGCCAGCGCGATGTCGCGGGAGGTGACGTTCTTGCTATTGATGTAGTCCATGTCCTGCGGGCTTAGGCCAATCTGTTGCCAGGTGAGGCCGCCTTCCAGCAGCATCGGCTTGCCAGCGTTACGCGCCCCGGTGTACTGGTCATCTACCTCCTGCTTGAGGCGTAAGTACTGCTCATCGGTCATGGTGGCCGGGCCTTCCTTGGGGGCGTATACCATAGCCCCGGACGGTTGCGCCCGGTTGTCCAGGAGTGCCTTGTTCCATTCCAGAGTAGCGTTGTGCACGTCCACGGAGTATGCGGCGGCCTCGATAGGACTCATCCCGTACCAGTCGTTGGTGGGGTTGAATGTCTTGATGTGTAGCACCTCGCCGTCGTCCGCGTTCCACCGCTTGGTGCGCCCACCCACTTCGTACTCGTACGCGGCCACCCCGGTCAGGGACGGGATTATCTTCATGCGGTCAGGGCGCAGGGTGTTGAGTTCCAGGGGTACCTTGCCCGTAGGGGCCAGGCCCTCGATGTAGGTGTTGCCGGAGATGTTGTAGTAGCCGGTCACAGCCTCGATAAAAGCCGAGCCGCCCTGGTCCGGGTTGGGGCGGCGCAGGAGATCCAGCAGGGCGTGCTCTGACAGGTCTACTTTGTTCCCGCTGCCGTCCACCCGCTGCAGGAGCCACGGGGCCTGCGCGGCGCTAGTAGCTAGCTCCGTAATGCAGCGGTAAGCGATAACGTTCTTCTTGAACGCCTCCTCGGCAAATTTCCCGTACTCACGTGGCATCCACACTGCATGGCCCAGTGACTGCATGGCGATGATTGGGTGAACGGAAGCGGCCTTCTCGCTTAGCCAACCACGGAGCCTTGACTTGATGCTCATTGTCCTATCGTCCCGTATAGTATGAAGTGGTGGTCGATGAGCCCCACAAAGCTGTCGTTGAGTGTGACTATCAGGCGGTCGCCTAGGTCGCCATGCATGTTCAAAGGCCCGCCAAATGAGTGATCCTCCAATGACACGCTCGATGACTCCTCGTTATTGGCAAACGTGGTCTTGTTATAGTCCACGTTTAGGTGCGACATGCTGGCATTGTCAGTGATAGGAACGCCGTTGGTAAGTGACAGGACTTCTACCCCTAGGCGCTCCACGGTGATGGTCATCCCGTTGACTACCTGCCCGGCGGCGATAGCCCCGTAGCCGTCGAAACCAAACAGTCCCTTGTCCGCGATGTGGATGATTAGCTTTGAGATAACGGCAGTGATGCCCGCAGGAGGCGCGTAGTAAAACTCCGTAGGGGTGGCGGAATAGTCACCGATAGCGTTGAAGGTCCCAGTCCCGTCCCCGTTGGTGTCCAAGTAGTGCTCGAACGGACCGCGCACCACGTAGTTGCCACGGTTTGTCAGGTAGCGACTCATCAGCCTAGCCCCATAGCGATGTCAAAGGAGTAGGTGTCCGTCTGTCCGGGGATGGCCGGGGTGAGCACCGCCTTGAACTGCTTGGGCATGAAGTCCCTGCAGGCGATTCCAGGGACGCACTCGAACGCCGGCCCCATCACTTGACGATACGTGGTCACTTGGTTCATAGGCAGGGAGGTGAAGATGGTGTACTGCGCCCCACTGTCCGTAATACCGTAGATGTTAAGCGTGAGGTACTGCCCGGAGGACAGGGAGGTGATGTTGGTGATGAAGTGCGCGGAATCGTTGTTCAGGTTCTGCACCACGCTCGTGCTCTGCTCCCCGGTATGTGGGACGGAAGCGATGAGATTAAATTCGCGGTTACTGGCCACAGGTCATATCCACGCAGTGATGTCGGTGGTATCGGTGCCCCCCACCATGCGCAGGCGAACGACAACGCCTGGCTGGAACTCAAGCTCTACGAGCAGCTGCCCGTCTAGGGGCTCGTCCTCAATCTCGTGGTCAAACCACGTCATGCCATCGTCAGGGGAAGCCTGCACGGTGACGCGGGCTTCTCCGAACGTGCCTCCGATGAACATGACACGCTCGCCTGGGTCTGGCCACACGAACGCGCCGCTGGTGTGCACTTGGCCCGATGGGGCCTTTCGTGCGTGGTCAAGGATCTTGGTGAGCGCCATCAGTAAGCGGTGGCTGTGATGCTGCCGCCAGTGGCCCCCGCCAGGGTAACGCGCCAGTTGAGGCCGGGGCGGTCGTTGAACAGGATGGTACCGTTGGCGGTAAGCGTGGAACCGGAGCTTACCCAGGTGCTGCCGTCATGGCTGTACTCCAGGGTTAGCGTACCGCCTCCCCATGTACCAGATGCGATGATGACACGGGATGCGGAGCTGCCGTCTGACTGGACCGAGGAGGAGGCGTTGTTGGAGGCAGTGAGGAGGGTGGTCGGCATAGCAGTGGCTCCATGTATAGGACTTTGCTATGGGGATATTAACCCATTTTATGGGGATAGTAAACCGGGGTTGGTAGGTTACAGAGAGCGGATGCGGGGGGAGGCGGTAGGGCGCGCTAGCTTATTGAACCCACCGCTGGCCGCGTCGATCTGGTCCTTGTACTTACCGCTCGGGAACGTCTTGTGCTCATCAATGAACGCCTGATTCCAAGGACCGCGGACGATGACCACGTTACCGGCCTCCACTTGCACCGCGTAGGGCTCGGCCCTCACGGCCTTATCTCCAGTGGCGCGCTCTGCCCGGATAGGGAACCCGGCGAGGTTGCGAATAGTGGCCTGCGCTGACTCCTTCCCCCCTGAGCCCGGCTCCTGCTCGATCCAGATGTCCACTTCCGGCCCGTCAACCTCGGCCGCGAGTTTCATAGCCTTTTCCCGCTCGGGGGCCTCCCACTGCCCGCGGATAACGTCAAGGATGTAGAAGCGCCCGTCCTCTCCCATTCCCTGCAGGACACCGGCAGTGTATGCGCCGCCGTCCTTGGTACCTGCCTTGTCCCAGTAGCGTACGCGCTGTAAGAGGCGCGGAGCCGCATCGACGATGGATAGCTGCTCCCACGAGAAGAATCCTCCCGTACGGGGGGCTGGGCGCTGCTGGAACTGCCCGGCCGTGGCGTAGCTGCCCATGACCTTCTTGTCCCGCTCTACCACGGAGGAGGGGAAGCGCTCAGGGAACAGTAGCTCTCCGTCCTTGGTGCGAGGGTCTGTGAAGCCGGTGGACGTGGTGCAGCGCCGCTCTGGCTCGAACTCCATCGGTAGCATCAAGTGCTCATACCCTAAGTCGTTGGCGAGGATATACCCGGATACGTCCTCCTCGTGAAGGCGCTGCATGACCACGATGATGGCGGAGGAGTCTGGGTTGTTAAGGCGGGTGGGCAGTGTCTCGGTGAATACGCGGATAGCGGTCTCCCTGTGGGCGTCTGAGATTGCAGCCTCAACAGAGTGGGGGTCGTCCCACATCACGCGGTCCCCGCGCCGGCCTGTCATGGACTTTACCGCACAAGACAGGCGGAATCCGGTAGCGTCATTCTCGAAGTACGTCTTGGCGTTCTGGTCACCGGTGAGGGTTGTAGGCCAACGCTCTTGGAACCAAGCGGATTGTACCAGGCGGCGCATCTTGAGGTTGTCCCGTGTGGCTAGGCCCTCCTCATGGGAGGCACCGATGTAGCGAGAGGACTGCCGGTTCAGTGGCCCCCACTCCCACGCCGGCCAGAACACGTTGACGAGCATTGACTTCATGGTGCCTGGGGGGATGTTGACCAGCAGGCGGGTGAGCTCTCCGTCGGTGACGGCGACAAGATGTTCCGCCACGGCGTCGATGTGCCAACCGTGGACGTAGGGCTGAGAGGGCTCCAGGGTGGGCCATGCCAGCTTCACAAAGTCTACGAAACTGCGGCGGCAGAGCTCGCGCTCGACGGCCAGGAGGTCGGCATGGGTGATGATGACGCGGTTAGTCGCTGGCATTGGCCGCCAGTATCGCCTTTAAAGCCTCAGTGGACAGAGCCCTGGCATCCAGGGAGTGCTCCACGGGACCGCCATCCGCTCCAGTGACCTCTACCGCCTTACGCTTGGGAACCACGTACTGGGCTAGCTCACGATAGGCGTCCTGCTCCAACTTGGTGTTCCCTTCTTCCCTAGCACGTACGGCAAC